GTTCCAAATCTTAAATATAATGCCAGTAATGTAGGCCAGTGATCACCTAAAAACCTAATTATACTTTGAAATTTTTCTCTGTTTTCTTTTTTTGAAAACCAATCTAATAGTTTTAGTACAATTCTACCTAAAATTACATTAAAAATAAAATTCTTAATAATATCCCAAACCGATTTAAAAGGTTTCAACATTGTTGAAACTGCTTTTTTAATTGCCTCAAAAGGTTTTGCTTCTAATCCTTTTTCTCTTTCTCCACGCCTCTTTCGTTCAGATTCTTTTCTTTCTTTCTCACTTCTTTTTTTATTTTCTTTATCAATTCCAGTAAGAGATTCTATGACTGAATCTAATTTTTTATCAATACTTTGAAGTTCTTTTGAACATAAACAGTCTTTGTCTTTTTTAACTTTTACTGTTTTTTGAGTGACATCTTTGACTTTTACTTTTTCAACTCCTGGTTCATAGAAAAATTTTTCTGTAGATAATTTTCCCTTTGGAGTTTTTACAATTGAGGTTGTTTTTGGTCCGTTAGGTCCTCTTCCATTTGGACCTTTTGGACCACTCGGACCTGAATCTCCAGGTTTACGAGATCCTGGAGGTGGTGATGATACTTTTGTTTTTCTTTCTGCTACCTTAAATCTACCTTTATCCTTTAACTTTGAAACTCTTTTAAATTCATCTCTTAAAAGTTGATCCTCTTCGGCAGGAACTTTAAATCCCGCCATTCTATGAAGGGCAAGTCTCTTCTTGATTATACTAAGATAAGTTTGGTAATCTAATTCCTCACCAGATTTTAATTTCAGTAATCTAAGAATTACATCATTAATATTCTCTGTGGGTAAGTTTGAATTACCAGCCATTACCTTGTGCTTTCTGTTTGAGTTCTTCTTCCTCTAGATGATTTTTGAGGAGAGATATGTAAATATCTCTTTCCCAAGGAATCATATTTTCAATTTCCGTCAATGAATATTTATGGTATTGCATTAACGAAAAATTAAGTTGAAAATATGATTCAAGATCCATGTGGATCATTCCTATGCGAAAAAACTTGATAGTCCCTCAAGAATAACATCACTTTCAACACCAGTCTTTGGATTTTTGACCTTTACTGTATGTGACAGTTTTGGCATTGTTTCAAAGAACTTTTCAATTTCTTTGAACTGAGATGAGTTCATTTGATCCAAAAACTCTACCATTTCTTTTTTGGTAAAATCACTCGCGGACCAAACTTCCTCTTCGTTATAAACTTTATCTACACAAGAAGCAACTAGATCGAAAGATTGCTCCATTGCATTTCCAGAAGACATGTCAAAATTATTTTTAATGAATTGGTCTAATGAAGGATATTTCATTTCCATCATTAGATTATCATCTAATTTGATTTTATTTGTATGATTTTCATCCCTCTTCACCTGAACCTCATCAATATTCAATTTAATTGCCACATTAGTTTCTTCATCATCAGGGCAAATAACATTGACTTCGATTTCTTCTCCAACAGACTTTCCACGAATATTGAGGAATAAAAACTCAATATCAAAAGTCGGAAGAGATTCAACCTTAATATTTTTTGTCTCAATGCAATTTTTAATTACTGTTTTAATTGCATTTGTAATTTGTTTGGTATCATCACTTTCCATGGCAATTAAAAGAAGTTTTTCTTCTTTTACAAGGAAAGGTCTATATTTAATTGTTTCTTTTGTTGATGGCAATTCCAACTCATATGTTGGCGCAGAAATCTTTGGTAAAGGCATAATCTCTTATACAATTCAGGTACTTTATTTATTAAGCAATATCAGAGTTAATTTGATTTAATTCTGCTTGAGTTCCTGCACCAATAGGATTGGCAATTCCAGTTGTTGAAGATTGTTTTGGTGGTTGATCTCCTATTAAAGTAGAAGATGCTTTTGGATTTGATAAAACATAGCGATCATATGAAAATGATACATTGCATTTTAAAAGTTGAGAACTATCATAAGAAACTGGCATAGAGTCAATTTGAATTGGAAATGCATTTACAAATGTGTAACTCATATAATTTTTCAAATCTCTTTCAAATTTAGTTAAATATAATGTTGTTTTATAGTTTTTAGCAAAATTTGCTCTATATGCAACATTATTACTTTCTCCAAAAGAGAGTTGTTCTCCTGTAATATATCTCATCCATATTTCAAAAACTCTAATTTGAATATAATTTTGATCCACATAAAAAGTAAATTGTGCTCTATCATCATAAAGTCTTCTATAAGCATTTCTTTGTGTAATGCCAGTAAAATCATTATTTAATTCATGAGTTGCAAGAGAAGTTCCTGGAAGACTTGCATCTGTGCATGAAATTGTTAATGTATCATCTAACTCAGAATTTGCTGTTAGGTCATTATATCCGAGTTGTTTTCCTACTTCAGATGGAATAATAAATTGACATTGGAAATGTGACGTTAAAGCAGGTTGTAAAATCTTATGCTTAATTTGTGTTATAGTTTTCTTTTGGGGGGAAATAATCTGTCCCATCTATAAATAGTTTTACTGATATATTATGTAGTGAAGAAATGGCAGAAACTTACAAAAGTCGATACAAACCAGAGTATCCTAGTAAGTACAAGGGAGATCCAAATAATATTATTTGTAGAAGTAGTTGGGAAAGAAGATTTTGTAGATGGTGTGACCTCAATGAAAGTATAATTTATTGGGCATCAGAAGAATTTTATATTAATTATTTGTCTCCTATTGATAACCGTGTTCATAGATATTTTCCCGATTACTTAATTAAAGTTAAAGAAAGTAATGGAAATATCAAGACCTATGTGATTGAGGTTAAACCAAAAAGACAAACGATGCCTCCAGTTCAAACTTCAAAGAAGAGAACAAAAACTTTTATCAATGAAGTTAAAACTTATGCAGTCAATGAAGCGAAGTGGAAAGCAGCAATTGAATGGTGCAAGGATCATAGAATGGAATTTAAAATCATAACGGAAAACGAATTAGGAATCAAGTAATGGCACTTTTAACAGGATACGAAAGACCGTTACAGCAGTTTACAAGAAGTGAATTAATTCAAATTGCACAAAACTATACTGTCTATTATGTAACCAAATCTGGTCAAGGTAGAATTGGAAATTACAATAATCTAACAAAGCAAGAACTGATTGATATTATTTCAGGTGACAATGATTATAAGCAGAAAAAATTAAGTAAAAAAATCAATCAGGACATTAAAACTGAACAAAGTAGAGTTAAAATACTTCAACAACAAATTAAAGGTATTAATGATCCAGATTTGATTATGTCAATTATTATGAGAGTTTTTGGTGAAACAAGTTCATATCCTACTCCTGGCAATTATTATACCTACATTTACAATGCCAAAACTCCAAATCTTTTATATGATCAATATCCATTGGTTGCAGTTTTATCAGTAGAAGAATGGGGATTCAAAGGTATTAATTTTCATTGGAACGAACAAAGAAATTATACATGGGCAGAAGTAAATAGTTTGTATCATGTAATCAATAATGATGAGATTGATGATATGAAAAACATTTCTTATGCCAAATTCCTCACTAAATAAATAAAAAACTATTATAAATGTCTCATACTCTACAAAAAATTGAGATGATTAATCCTTCTGTAAATAGGAGGAAAGGTTAATGCCCTTTCCAGGAAACCCTGCTGGCGCAATTAATAGTGATCCAATAACAACTAAAGTTGGTACAAGTCTAGAACCTATTAATACTGCAACATCAACTCAAGTCACACAAGGAACTGATGGAAAAGTAAATGGTGGGACAACAACTTTATACTATTCACCTGCTTTCAATAATTATATTCCAGCAGCAACAACCACAGATGGTGGAAAAACTTGGACTTATTTGAAAGATTCCAATGGAAACTCTATTTTGGGAGCGGACGCACAAAAATCTTTAGAACAAGGTGCTTTAAAAACTAATACTCAAGAACAAATTCAGTCAGCAGCAACTAGTGCGGGTGTTCCCAAAGAACAGCAAAAAACACTTTCAACAAAAGCTCAAAATACTGCAACATCGACTGATACTACAGGAAAAGAAGATAATTCTGCTGATCCAAATAAATATGATGCAGAAGCACTTGCATCTAATCAAAACGCAGCTCAAAAAAATATTGATGACATGAGTACAGCGATTGGAGAAATTGGTAGACAAGACTATCCAGATTTACGTTATCCAGAAGAAATGGATACAAAAAATCAAGATTATGTACAATTTAGTATATTAAAATACGAACCTTCTGGATTTAATTTATCCAATGCTTCCACATCAACTAGTGTTGCTAATAGAAAAAATCCAACATCAAATCCAATTGGCACTGTAACAATGGCCATTCAAGGTCCAATTTCTGATACAAATAGTGTTGGATGGAATGATGGAAATATGAGTCCAATACAAGCACTTGGGGCAGTGGGCGCATTAGCACTTATTGGTGATGGAACTAAGGGCGGAAAACAACTAGGAACAGAAATTGGAGCACTAGTTTCTGAACAAAATAAAGCACTAAGTACTGCCTCAAAAGCATTTTTTGCAGGACAAGCAAATTTAACCCAAGACGTTCTTACAAGAACAACAGGTGCAATTGCAAATCCAAATATAGAACTTCTCTTTAATGCTCCACAACTTCGAGAATTTACATTTACCTTTATTTTATCTCCAAGAAGTGAGTCAGAATCTACAATGGTTCGAAAAATTATTAGATTTTTTAAACAAGGTATGTCTGTAAAAAGGGCATCTTCTGGTTTGTTTTTGAAGACTCCAAATACTTTTTTGATTAAATATATGCAAAAAGGTGATAATCCAAAAGACGGAGCAAAATACCTACCTAAAATAAAAGAGTGTGCTTTACAAAATTTTACTGTAGATTATACTCCAGC